GTCAGTAGTAGTGGTAGCCCTCGACGTTGAGGGTCATATAGGTGCCGTCGTTTGGCCAGTAGCCGCCTGCGGATAGTGTGTTAGAGGAAAAGCTTATTGTGGTATACGAAGTGACGCTCTCATGGCCGTCAGGGTGTCCGCTGGCTTTACCAGACCCGCCCCGCGCCAGCTTCAGGCCACCCACGACAACATAGTCCACCTCTTCCGGAATGGAGATGGAAGCTCCGTATTTCCACTGTGGGCTAAGAATGCCGGTAAATACCAGCTTTCCTTCACTGTACATCGCTCGCTTGAGCATCTTCTCCACATCGGCACGGGTGTAGGGGATAATGCTGACACTTCCCAGCGCCATACTCACGCCTCCTCTGCCGCGTCTGCGGCCTCTGCGGCCTCGAGGGTGGTGTCGTCCGGCTCGGCGAGGCCCCACTCCTCCCGGAGGGCCTTGAGGGCGGCACCCCTATCCTCGGTCTCCCCGGCCAACAGGGAGAGCAGCAGGGCCTTGGCGTTGTCACTCAGGCCCTCGCCGGGGTCGCCCTTTGCGCCCTGCTGCCCCTGCTCGCCCTTGGGCAGAGTCAGGCAGAGCTTGCCGTCCCGGATGCCGGCGGCGGGTGTGTTGCCGGTGGTCACGCTGCCGATGCCCTCCACCGCCGCGCCGCAGGCGGCTGCGATGCCGGCCTCCATCCGGTTGAGCACGTCGGGCAGGCTGACTTTCATGCCGGTGACAAAATGCTGTTTCACATACTTCATGGTGTACCTCCGTTACAAAGTCGTGTCATCCAAAACGGTGTCGCCCAGGGTGTCCTCTCCGGTGTCAGCGGTCGAGGCCGAGGGCCCCAGCAGCTCCACCTGCATCTGGATGCCGCCCTCGGGGACGTTCTCGGCCCAGAAGGTGATGGTGCCGCCGCCGGTCTCGCAGACGCCTGCAAGCCCCGCCGTGACGGCCACGGTATAGGTCTCGGGGCTTGGCACCGCCGAGGGGACGGTGGCTGCCCTCGCGGCCCGCAGGGCGGCGGTCTGCTTGTAGGCGTAGCCGGGTACGTCGGTGCATTCGGCCCAGCCGTCCGCCGTCAGGGTCACGGGCCAGATGCCGAGATAGCCGCCGCTGTAGCTGGCCAGCAGGCTGTCGCAGAGAGCCGCCGTCTCTTTGGCTTTCGTCAGCGCCTGCCGGCCCAGCTCGTCCATGGGGATGCCGGTGACGCCGTCCCGCATGAGGCCGCAGAGGGCTTCGTCGGTGCGGGTGTCGGTGAGGTTGGCGGTGGTCAGGGCCGTCTGGCCCGCCGGGCGGGAGACCTCGGCGAGGCAGAGGTCATAGACCATCTCGGTGCGGGAGATGGCCGGGGCAGCGGGTTCGCTGGACGGGGTGCCTTGCAGCACTTGCAGAGAGGTGCTGCGGCTGGTAGCGTCGTACCGGAGCACGACGCGGTCGATGCGGGGCAGAGCGCTGTCCGCGAGGGGCAGCGTGAGGGTCTGGGCCTCCCGCATGGTGACGCTGAGGCCCACCCACCGGCTGACGTGCATCCACGCCTGCCCCGCGCTGACGGTGAGGTCGGTGTTGCCATCGGCGGCAGCAGCCACCGCGAAATCAATGTCGGTGCTGTAAACGCCGCTGGTGCGCCCGGCAAAGTAGGCCGCAGCATCCTCGGCGTCATAGGTGATGCCACCCAGCGGGTAGGTAATAATTCCGGGGGAGCTCAAGCTATCGCCTCCTAGATCTTGTGCCAGACGGGCGTACCCAGCCGCGCGGTGCGGGTGGTGCCGTCGGTCTGACTCTGAATGATGATGTCGGCCACCCGGACGGTGGCCTTGTAGCCGAGATCCGGCAGAGAGCAGAAACAGACGTCGCCCGGCTCGAGGCCGTCGGCGTCCAGCGTCATCTCGATGCTGCCGGTGCGGAGCTGTTCGAGGAGCTTCGACGCGCCCCGATCAGCCAGCTTCTTGAGGTAGCTGTCGCTTTTGACGGTCTCGCCGTCCTCGGGCTGGATGTCCCGGGCGTCCACGATCATCTCCCGGCGCTGGGCCCCTTCGGCCTCGGTGTCGCCCGCCCAGACCATGGCCCGGTCTTTGCCCTCGCCGGCCCCCAGCACGAGGGCCACGTTGGCATAGCTGCCGTCGCCGAAGGCCCAGGCGGCTTCCCGCAGGCTGCCCCACTTGGTCGAAAAGCGGTTGTTGGGGTCGGCAGTAGGCCGCCAGACCTCGAACAGGAGTTTTTTCGCGCTGTTTTTACCCATGAGGACGACCCGGAAGCCGAGGTCGCAGGCTGCACCAACCGTCTTGAAGTAGTCGAAGAGGGTATTCCCCGAGGTCTGCTGTTCAAAGGTGGTGTCAAAGCCCTTCGGCTCGGCCACCTCCAGCTTGGGCCACGGAGCCGCTGCCTTGGCGAGGGCCAGCATGGCGGCCTCGGCATTCTCGTTCTTGATGGCCGATGCGGAGACCCGCTTGGTGAAGATCCATGTGGCCGGGTAGCCGGTGACGACGAGGTTGGCGTCCTCGTTCTCGTTGCTCCGGTGACAGATGCGCATGGGTACCCGGGTCGCAGCGTCGGTGCGGACGAGCCAGCGGCCCTCCCGCAGAAGCGAGAGGTTCTCCTCGGTGGGGCGGACTTCCAGAGTGAAGCTGCCTTCGGAGTTGTAGGGCTCATCCCAGTACACCGACACCCATACGTCGATATTCCCGAGGCGGGCGAGGGTGGTCTCGTCCAGTACGTCAAAGGTCATTTCATCACCTCCGGCAGAATGCCCACCGCCAGCGGGTAAAAGGAGATGGATGCCTGCAAGCCCTCCCTGCCGCTGGCGGCGTCGGCAGTGAGGACGTTATCGCCGGGGTGCAGCTCCATGAGGTCGCTGTCCTCGTCCAGCAGGGCGAAGGCGTTGGTCTCCACGCCGCCGGAGATGAGCTTGACGGCCAGACGGTCGGTGGTGGTGCGGTAGATCTCCAGCACGTCCCCCTTGTTCAGGGTGGTGTCAAAGCCGATGTGCTCCCCGGTGACGCTGTTGCGGATGGCTGGGTTGACCACGATACCCGAGGAGCGGAGCTTCGCGGTGAAAGGCACCGGCAGCGCACCGGGGTTGCGGATGTTGAGGAAGTAGCTCTGCCGCCACTCGCTGTACTGGTGGCTGTCGTAGCAGAGCGGGAAGCGGAACTGCGGTACGAAGCCGCCCATGACGGCGTTCTGGCTCTCGAGGCTGTACCAGTAGGGCTTGGGGCGGTAGAGCATGAAGTCCAGCCGGGGGTAAGGGTGGAGCTGGACGGTGTAGGGGGTCTTTTGCAGCACGAAGCGGGAGAAATACTTGTCGCCGAAGTAGGCGGTGCCGGAGGTGAAGAAGGGGAGCTTTTGCAAAAACAGATTTGCCTGCCGCTCGCCATCCGGCCCCCAGAAATCTGCGATGATCTCGTGAGGCACTCCCTCCACGCTCTGGCCCTCCACGGTGACCCCCTGCTGGTTGACGCCCTGGGCGGTCTTGAGGGTGACATCCACGCCCGAGAGGTTGTCCATCTGGTAGGGGATGCCGTAGTCCCAGCCGAGGTCGAGGGAGGCTCCGGCGTCCGTCACGAGGCGGAGATGGTCATTGCGCATGGTGGGCCTCCTTTCAGTGTTTTTTGGCCTTGGCGCGGTCGGCCTCCCAGCGGGCTTCGCGCTGGAGGTCGGCGGCGGTGTGGGCCTTGGAGTAGATGTTCTGGGTGATGTTGGTGTCGCCCTCGCGGTAGCTGCTGGCAGCGGCGGCGATCTGCGCCGTGCCGGAGGCCGCCACCCGGCTGCTCACGGCCATGTTGTCGCTGAGGACAAGGGCGTTTGCGCTCTTGACCAGCTTGGCGAGGGACTTGTTGATTTCGGTGAGCTTCGCGGTGTTGGCGTCGATGGTGTCCGTCAGCTTGTTCGACCCGTCGGTGATGCTGGGGGTGTCGAGGTCGAGGCCGGAGCTGCCGCCCCCGCCGCTGCCGCCGGAGCCGCCGGAACTGCGGTGGCTCCCGCCCAGCTTGGACACGATGGCCGCGATGGCGACGCCCAGAGCGACAGCGGCAGCGGCCACCACGAGGCCCGCCGGGATGCCGAAGAGGGTGGAGGTGAGGGCCGCGCTGATGGCGGCCAGCATCCCTTCGACGGCTGCGCCGATGGTGCCGATCATGCCGGCGAAGCCCGCATAGATGGCCGGGAACATACTCAGGAGGCCGCCGGAGAGGCCGGCGCTGATGGCTTTGGCCGCAGTGGCCAGCGGGGCCTTGAGCGCCCCGAACACGCTTTTCAGGGTGCTGCCCATCTTGACGGCCATAGAGGAGATGTCGCCGAACTTGCCGGTGATACCCTCGAAGAGCGTCTGCCCGATGCTCCATGCCGTCTGCGCCAGACTGCCCGCCGCGTCCCCGAGAACGCCGTTCAGGCCGTCCACCATCTTCATGGCGAAATCCCATATCTGCTGCTTCTGCTTACTGGTCAGGCCGCTGTAGAGGGTGGAGGCCACCCACTTGCCGATGCCCACCCAGTCGCCGGATTTGACGGCGTTCCACAGGGCGTCTACCGTGCCGAGGATGCCCTCGTTGGCGCGGTCCTGAATCTCTTTCCAGAGGCCGTCTAAGGTCTTGGCGGCGCTGTCCTTGATGGTCTCGGCCACCTGCTCGGTGCCGTCGGCGGCAATGGTCTTGACGGTCTCCACCGTGCGGAGCGCCCCGTCGATGACCTTGTCCTGCGTCTGGGTGATGACCCGCTGCTGCTCGGTGGTGCCGTCCGCGAGGGTCTTGGTCACGGTCTGGGTGGTGGTCTTGATGCCGTCCGCGAGGGCCGTGGTGGTGGCCGTCACGGTGTTCACCACGTCCCGCACAGTCTCCATGGTCTGGCTGACCGTCCGCTTGCCGTCCGCCGCGATGGTCTCCACGGTCTTTACGTCCTTAAGGACGCCGTCCACCATCTGGCGGCTGGTGGAGGTGATGACCTGCTTCTGCTGGGTCGTGCCGTTGGACAGCGTTTCGGTGACAGTCTCGGTCGTGGTGGTCACGCCGTCCTTGACTGCGGTGGTGGTGTCGCTGATGGATTTGATGATGTCCGCCGTGGCCTGTTTTGTGCTCTTGGCGGCAGAGGGGGGCGCCGCGGGCGCGGGGGTGGCAGATCCCGCCGCGCCGGAAGAGCCGGAACTGCGGGCCGCGTCAGCCTGAGACTGTGCGACTCGCTCATTGTGCTTGTCGAGGCGGCTCTGGCTTGTCTTATCTCTTTTCGACTGCTGATAGCTGCCGATAGAGTTGGAATAAGCCTCGTTGTAGGCATCTTTTGCTGCACCGAGGCCGTTTTTCAGAGAGCCCAGCGCGGCGGCTGCACCCTTGATGCGGGCCACAAGCTCATTGATCCAGTCCACCACCGAACCGATGACATTCGAGGCGGTCTTTTGAATGGCCGAAAATGCTGAATCGACAGCAGAGCGGAAGGTCTCGCTGGTGTGGTAGGCTGTCACCAGCCCCGCCGCCAGAGCTGCC